GAATCAGTTTTACGACCAAGAGCATATGCTGCATTATTTGCAACAACTGATCTTTCGTCAATATTGGTTTTAAGCTCGTCTAGTTTGTCTACGTAATCAGACGCATAGAAATCAGCTAGAGTTGCAGTTACATTTGTGTGAGAAATGTTCATAGCAACTACTTCTGCGTGTCTTGCTTTGCTTGTAGCTTCACCTGTTCCAACTTTTTGGAATTTTACAGATTCGCCACTTACTCCGTTTACAGTACGCACTAGGCTTTTTAGCTTACTACCCATTCTTTGATATGCCATATGCACTTCAGCTTCGAACTGAGTGATAAAAGCATTAGTAATAGAAGCAGACATTTTAACCTCCGTATGCTTGTTAAGTTTACCTAGATTGTCTCAGAGGAGTTTGATATGTTATCTTTACAGGCATATCTAGGGCCTTAGAGGTCTATTTATTCTTTACTGACATTTTTTTTAATATTTTTCAACTCACAAATATTAACAACATTTTCTTTAGGAATGACACAAGTATCACCAATATCTGTATCATTATATGTCATATACAAAATTAATACGTCATCATCATCTTTTAACACATATCCTTCACTATAATTTATAGCTGGTTTTAATTTTTTACCTTCAATAGGATCTAGCCATTCAGCAAAAGATTGTGCGTCACGCCAAGTAGCTTTAACTCGCCTTCTGATTTCCGTAGTACTTTTCATATAAGTTACTTACTTTATTAATATAAGCTTGATCTCTATCTCCATCTTTCCAATATCTAGGATCTTTCATCATAGATCTAAGATCATCTAAACTAGGAGCAGCATCAATAGCTGTTTCTGTTTGTGGTATTGGTGCATCTTTATTAAGTTTCATTATTTCTTCTAATGCTTTTACACCTTTAGCTGTGCTAGCAAATTCAGATATAGCATCATAAGAATCAGTAGATAAATTTTTTTTACTCCATAAATCAGCAGCTTCTATTCTTGCATTTGCATTTTCACCTAATAATTGTTTTTCATTATCAAGATCAGGTAAACTTCCTATCTCATTATTAACAAATGCTTCTATACCTGTATTAAATTGATCTTGAGATAAACCAGCTTCTTTTGCTGTTTTTTGCCACCATTGTAATAAAGGCATTTCAGGATCAATATCCATTTGTACATTTTCTGGTATCTCAGGCATACTAATTTCATAATTTTCAGGAACTTTGGCTTTTGCTTCATTAGCTATATCTTCTCTAATTTGTTTAGATAAATCTTCTGTTCTTGATCCTAATTTTTTTTCTAATGAATTATAACTACTAGATAATTCTTCTATATTAATTTCATTGGTATCTTTGTTCCAAAATTTATCTTGAACAAAGTCTGGTTTAGAACTTTCTTCTGTTTGTTCTGTTTGTGTAACTACTTCTTCTTCCATTCTTTACCTCGCTTAATTCTATTTTTAATTTGTTGCAGCATAAATCGTTGTCCTTCTAAATGCCATAATACTCTACTATCAGCAGTAGGATTTACTGTAGTATTCATAACAATACTATCAAAGTATTCCAATATTTTTTTACCATCAGGATCAGAAAAAACTGCAGCGAATATTTGATCTATTTCGCTAGTATCTTTTTTATTGTCCTTGTGGCGATTGACTAGGGATTCCCAACTCATTTTGTGCCATATTAGACTGTTGTGCCATGTTTTGCAACTCTTGTATCATTTGTTGTTGCTCTTGTGGATCTCTTATTAATTTTTCTGGTAAACCTAATTTTTCTGCTAAATATCTAGCTACTTCATCTTGTTTAACAATCATATTAAGAATTTGTGGGCCAAATGTTTGAGCTAATATTGCATTAAAATTATTAACTACTGCAACATCTTGTTGATGTTGAGCCTGAGCTAATGGCGATTGAGATATAATAGTTACTTCTCTGTTATCAATTTTTGGTATTTCAATTCTACCTTGTTTAGATAATATTCTAATTACTCTACGAAGTAATGGTGTTACAAATTCTGATTGTAGTCTACCAAATGATGATCCAATCTGTCTTGATAAATCTGCCATTCTTTCAGATACTTCAGTAGCAGACATTGGTGTACCTTCTGGTCTACCAAGTGTTTCCATGTATAATGCTTTCTTAATATTTTGACGCATATCAGAAAGTATTAACTGTGCTACATCAAATCTTCCAGCACCAGCTAAAGGTGTAAGACCTCTACTATTTGGAGCTACAGGAATTAAAGCACCTGGCACAAGATTTATATTATCAGGATTAACAACACCATCATCTTCATAAGTATATATTCCACTAATATTCATTTGTGCATTTTGTAATATTAGTTCTACTGTAAGATTAGTTGTTTTAATTGCAGCCATGCTATTAAATACAGGCCCTCTTCCATAAACTTCTCCTGATCCTTTATTCCATCTAAATACAATATAAGGATTACTACCAACTCCATCTAATTCTTTTTCAAAAATTATTTCTTCCTCATTCATACAAGCAACACAATATTTGTATTTTTCTGTGTTTGCTTCATCGTAAATTTTGTAAACACCTTCTACAATATTTGCTTTTTTAGTTTCATTATTTTCAATAGCTTTTAACATCTTTTCAGACATTTCTGCTTTAGGATAAGCAGTCATCAATTGATTGTAAGCTATTTGTCTTTTTCTAAATACTGTATCTACTCTATTATCTGGCCCATTGTTTAACATAACTTTAGGCAAAGGTATTGCTGTAAACTTAATAGGATTTAATGCATCACCTTCTTCTACTAACATTACACCAGTGCCAATAGCACAATCCATAAATGCTTCATGTACTTCTTGATTAAAATTAGATCCAGCTAATATCTCAAAAACATATTTAGTTATTTCATCTAATGCTTCATTAACTGCTGGTCTTTGATCTTCTGGTATATCAGTACCAGCTTCAAAGTTTGCCCATCTACCATAAGTAGGAACTATACCAGCTTGTAATCTACTAGCAAATTCTTGAATACCTACTACTGCAGTTTCATCAAATATTTTATCAGTACGTCTTTCTCCTACTGTTTCTTCATAAAAAGATTCTCTTGAAGGCATTGTGTATTCATATGCTTCTTCATATTTATCTTTCCAATGATCAAAGATTGTTTCTGCGTCTTGATACTTTTTAAAAAAATTTTTAAATTTATTATCAGTATATCCTGATGAAATATTTTTTTCTGCTACTGGTATAAATGCCATTACTGCATTGCTCCTTTTATTAGTTTTGTTGTTCCACTAAAAAATTGTCTTTTACCTTTTAATGCTGCTTGATTTCTTGCAATAGCTTGTTTTCTTAAATTAGCAGCTTCAACTGTTGCAGATTCACTAGCTTCTGCTTGTGCTTTAGTATCTTGTATTTTTGCATCAGAAGTATCTCTATTACTTTTAGCTGCATAAGAAGTAGATGATGTTTCTCTAATTAAACCACCTTGATTAAAACTATTTACATAATTATCATATGATGCTTTTCTTGCTTCTTGAGCACCTAAACCTAATACAGTTGAAACAGGAAAAGGAGCTAATACTGACAAAGGAAGCAAAGCCATCATTTTTAATTTTTTTTGTGATTCAAACATTTGTTTTGAAATAGGTATTTGACCCATAATAGTATTTTCACCACTACCCATAGAAGTACCCATCATTCCAGTACTTGATATTATTTGATTACCTACAACATTTTGAAAACTATCTTTTTCAGGATTGTATGTTCCCATTCCAGCTTCTGCCATTCTTTTTTTAGCTGCTGTTGATGCTGCTTCACCATACATTTGAGGATTACTAATTTTTCCACCTGTTTTAGGATCTCTTGTTGCAACATATCCCATGTTTGGGCCACCAATACCACCTACTGCAGTTAAACCAATATCTTTTTTTACTTGCTTAACAATTTGATTAGTTTGATTATTGTTATTATTATTGTTACTTCCACCACCTCCTCCACCAGAAGATGAACTTGTACTTGTTTTACCACCCATTAGTTTTCCTTGCCTTCATAAAAAAATCCTTTGCCACCAGCTCTAGAAAATAATGATCTCATACCAACCATACCTTTTGCTTTTCTTCTTTTTAATTTTTTATCTTTTTTTTCTAATTTTTCTTGTTCTAGTAATTCTTCTTTTCTTCTATTTTCAATATCTTCTCTAATTGCTTTATCTGCAGCACTTTCTTCATACTTTGGTTTTCTAAATGCACCCATAGTTATAAGTCTATTTCACACATTCCATTTTTTTTCAACGCACAATATAGCTGATTAGGTGTAAATATCCAAAACCTAGACCAGCCTATCATTCTTTGTACATAACTAACGCAGCTATGTTCTTTTATCCAAGATCCCATAATTGTTGGAAAACTAGGAATAGTGTCTTGGACAGGTACTTTTAATATATGTCCATTTTTTATTTGTATTAATCTAAATATTTTATCTACTTCTTGTTCATTAAGTATTTCTATGTTTAATTTACCAAACAAAAATTCTGCTATTATCCATATTTTTTTTTCAGGATCATAGCTCATTACTCCACAATGTTTAAAACCTTTTTTAAAAAATTTAGTATGTCTATGATAATCTTTATTTTCGTAGAAATATACTAACCATTCATTCTGTTTTGCCATACACTTCTTCTTTTTTTATCACCAAATATACTCCAACCTCTTGTCTTAACAACAGTAGGATTTTTAGCTTTACCAGATATTAATTGTTTACCTTCACCAGCTCCTAATAATAAATACTGTAATGCATCATGGACATGGGAATATCTATTTTTCATTGGCTTTTCGTCATACCTATCACCTGATGTTTGTAATCTTCTGTAGAAATAACCACCATTAAATCCTTTTTTAAGATTAATACATCTATGATCTACTAAGAAACCAGCAGATCCTTCTACTAATCTAGCTAATGAAGTTTCAACAGCTTCTATTCTAAGAGCTACATCATTACTATGAGTAGGTTTACCCATTATGCCATTTTGTCGCAGTATTTGAAATGGTGTAGTTTCATCTGTTTGAGCTCTAAAATCTCCAGCTGGATCACCAAATACTTCTATATCTAAATTTCTATAATTCTTTGCAAACTCATATTTTAATAGTTCACTAAATCTTGCAATACCCATATCAAAACATACTAACTCTTGAAGTATAATCCATCTACCATTAGGTAACTTTTGACCGAACACTGCAGCTGGTGTTAAACCAAAGTCAATACCAACATAGACTGTTGTTTGAGCCGGCTCTAGATCTTCTTTTGATAAATGTATTTCCATATTCCAGTTAGGATATACTGGTTTACCTTCTTCTAAAGATCCTAGTTTATTCATTACATAAACATCAATCCAACCTTTCATCTTACCTTTAATAATATTGTTATAATAATCTTGTGTAAGATTGTTTTGATTTTCGCATTTACTATTTCTTTTATATCCTTTGAGTGTACCATCTTTATTTTTATCTTCTAACAAAGCAGATGGCTGCGTATAAAAATTCCAATTCTCAGGCTTAACTAACATCAAAGCTTCATCTCTAGATAGATGATCTGGTACTGGTACATCACCAGCCATAATAGGCCACCAATGATCTTCTTCTGGTGCGTTAGTATCTGCAATAACTCCATACCAAGAAGCACCACCATCACGCATACTAGGATATCTACCTACCCTCATAGTACAAGCGTCAATAATGCTCTTAGGAAGCTCTCTGGCTTCGTTTACCCATACTCCTGTTAGTTCTAATGATAAAAGCTTTTTAACATCTTCAGGCCTATCTAAAGCTAAGAATATGACCTCTAATTCTAGTTCACCTACATTTATTCTGTGCGTATAAGGTACTGACCATGAGAATATACCCCATTCATTTTCAGGAAACCAATCTAACCACGTCTTGATAGTAGTCGTTTTAAGTTGCGGATTAGTATTCCGAATAACGGCCCACCTACTTTTTCTTTTCCCTTGTGCATTTTTTTCTTGTTGGAGAGCACGTCTAAGTACCTCAATAGCGCAAGCGACAGACTTGCCACTTCCTACTGGCCCTCGTAAACCTCTAAAAAACTCATTCCCCTTTAGAAAGTTCTTTAAGGTATTGCCATCTGGTTTGTAACTTAGCTGTGCCATTTATACTAGATTCTTGTCTATCGCTTCTCTTAGCAATCTTTCTCTGACTTTTGGGCCAAGGCTTTCTATTAATTTGTCGCACTCCTTGTCCGTTACTGAAGCTTCTGGAAGGAATTTTAGATGTACCTTTCTTACGATCTGTCTTAGCTTCCGTCTTTCTGCTAGAGAAATGTGAAATAGCTGCCTGTTCTCCAGATTCGTTACGTCGTCTGTTTTGTCTATACTCATACAAAAACTCCTTAAATAAATCCCAATCAAGATATATCATTGGACTAGAAAAGTCTCTTTTTAATATTAATAAATCAGCAGATCCTTTCCATTTATCTAATTGGGCGAAGCCCTCGCCATTTTTTCTAGCTTTGACTTCAATATTAGTTCCCTCAAAAAGATCAGATACTTGAACGTCATGAGGGAACGCAGCAATAGCACCAGATAAAGGTTGTCGCCTGGCATTAAACCCTTCAGCTTGAAAGAGTTTTACTATTTCGTTCTCTACTCTAGTACCCTTTCTTTTTGCTTTGCTTGACAACTTTCATTCCTTTTTTCTTAGCTGTTTCTTTTGCTTTTTTCTTTCCAGCAGCAGTATATGGAAATTTCATTTTACCAACTTTAGGCATTTTCGACCTCACTTTCTTTACTGACTTTAGACTTTAAAACTTGACTACGCAATACTATTCTATCTTCATAAGCTTTATCTAACTTATTCATTAATACATTATTTATTTCTTTAATATCTTTTACTTCGTCTTGAAGTATTCTTACAGTAGTCGTTAAATCATCAATAGTCATAGTTTTCATTCCTTATTGTTATAAAATTTTTTTAGGTAAACTACAACTATATTAGAAATAAAATATTATTTCAATTCACTTACTAGCAGTTCCACGCTCTAAGTGATTTATTAATTCTAGAATCAGGATCTCTTGCTGTTTTTGCAGAAGTCAGCTTCTTTTTCATACCTTTCATTCTTGCACAGAATGATTTTCTTCTCTTATTGCCCTTTTTCTTAGAAGGTGCTTTAAGATTGCCACCAGTAGCTCTGTTATAACTAGCTCTACCTTTGGCATTTAATCCTCCACTTGGATTTTTTCCTTCTTTTCTTTGCCATGCTGGAGTTGCCATTAGAAACTCCTAAACTTTTTTACTTTAGCTGCTATACCTTTAGGTTGCTTAGACACTTGTTTGCCTTTTTTCTTTGTTTTTCTTTTAGCAGCAGTAGTTCTAGCGTATTCACTAGGAGATAAAGCTTTAATAGCAGCACTTGGCAAATATCTTTCACCTGTTTCAGATGATTTCTTACCAGACTTGGTACGCCATTTCTGTTTACCCCATGCTTTTAGCGATTGTTGTGATCTTGCAAGAGCCATTATCTATATCCACCACCAGCAGCTTTATATCTTTTTGCTAATAGTTGTGCTTTTCTTGCAGACCATTGTCCACTAGCTGTACCTTGAACAGCAGATGACTTAATAGACTGAAACAGTCTTTTTCTAAGAGTAGGCTTGGTATAATTACCAGCCTTATTTACTGTACTTTTTTTCTTCATAACTTTTATTGCCTTGCAAGGCGTGAGAGAAACCCTCTCTTGGTTTATCGTCTAAAGACATTTTACCTTAAATCTTAGAAATATTTTTGTCTACGCACATATGTTTACTTTTTTTAACTCTGTTGTGTGTATGACATCTTTACTACTAACCACCTGTTAGTTTTTAACCCCCACCCTCTCGTTCTAGCTAAGATCGATACTAACCTTTATGTCTCCGACTACTTGGTGATTAACTCTGTCTGGTGTACGTAACCCAACTCTATCTAGTATATCCTTACT